TTACTGTTGACTTCCCGTCTTTAGAATTAGTGATCCCTAAAGATGCTAGAAACATCACATCTGTAAATGTGTCCATTAACGAATATCTCAGTGGAAAGCCATGTTCCATCGAGTATGAATTCGTTAAGAGTACAGAGCAAACTAACATAATGCTTAGTATGCTTGTAAACACTAACGGATATATCAACATTCATATCGTTGGTGATAACGATACTGACGTTATCGGATTTAAGTCTGATGCGTTGTGGGATATCTTAAGTAATAGCTTTAGATTACTAAAGACTAACAAGATTTCCCGGACTGTAATGAAGAGCGAAATTCGCCACATTATTAATTCCAACGATGTGTGTGGTAAAGTAATATTTGTATAATATAGGAGGATAAGAAAATGAGAAATACAGAAAGAACTATTAAATTTACGTTTAACAAATTCACTTTTGTAAAAGCGGAAATGTTTGTACTTGGTGATTTATTATTCGCGTTCAATTTCACCTTGGATGGTGGATTGGAGGTAAAGAGCAAAGTAACCGATATGCGTGCTGACAGCATTGCTGACCAAGCAAAGTTTCTATTGGATATGGATGAATTCAGAAAAAGATTTATCCAAGACAAGGAATCTGTTCTTCCAGAGCTTAAAGTATATCTGGAAAACGAATTCGATGTTAACGACGGCAGTACTGCCGTTGAATATTACGAGGAGGTATAATTATGAAAAAGGTAGAGGTTGAGTTTAGGGCGGATAATATATTATGTGTTATCAAAGTGTACGGTCATATAGAGTATGCGACACCGTTTACAGCCATCACTATTAACACAGATAATACATTTACTGTTGATAATAAGAATCAGTTGTCGCCGAGTTTTTTAAACTATAATGGACTCTGTGATGTCTTAGCGGAAGCTAAGAAATTATCGGTAGTAAATGCCAACATGAAGTTTGAAGATTTCTGGATGATGTTACCAACGATAACTGAGAAGTTTATTGAAAAAATAGCAGTAATGGCTGAGACCAATTATATCAAGGTAATCGGTGGAGCTACTCCTATCTCAAAAACCGAGCTTCTTGATTATATCAATATTGATATTGATATGAAGGATGAAAAATATACTACTATAACCATGGTAACATTTCATGATGGGAACGATAGTATTACCATCCTCAAGAACGGTGTTAATGGTTGCAGATTTAACACCGTGGAAAATATCGATAGTAGTAAACGCACCATTATACCATTAGATATATCGGTATTTAAAGATATTTTCGATAATCCAACCGAGGAACATATCAGAGAATGCTGCGAAAAGGTAGCTTATCGATATGATTATAAGGTAAATTTTTCTTAGGAAGTAATCAATTATCTTACACCACATCTTATACCGAATGCTACAGATTTCGAATTCAAATTATCATAACTATTTATCTTTGTCAGTCTTGGGGATTTTATCCCCAAGACTTATTTTTTAAAAAGGAGAATAAAATGGAAAGAATTATAATCAATTTTAAGAACAACGATGTTGAATTATTCAGTATTGCTATCTTTGCTAATGATAGCAACCCAAATGATGGACTAACAACTGTCATATTCAAAACAAATGGAACATTCAATGTTATTACGGAAGCCGAGATTGAGAATGTTTCCATCTTAAACACCACGTTTGAAAAGGTGATCAAATGTGCTAGTGAAATATATAGTGCTAAGATCAACACCAACGATGAAGATTATATCAAGGCATTGAACAACAATCTTCAGTACAAACTGGTAGATGCTGTTGCCGAGTATGCTGGTCATCACTACATCAGTGTAACTGGTATCAAAATAGATAAACTATTTGAGCTGGGTAGTTCCGATTACTGTAAATATACAGTGTATAAGGATCCTGCGGCTCGTAATAGAAAGTTGTATGATATGATGCTTGTGAAAAATGATGGAGGCAAGCCATCAAAAACATTCATCACTGTACACTCAGATGGAGATATCCATATAAAGAGCAATGATATGGGCGTAGATCTTCCTCTGATGGGTACTGATCAGTTTATCGGCGATAAGGAATTTCTCGATATGTCTCCAGAAGATAAGGTAGAGTATATTAAGAAATTCAGTATACTCCTATCAAAGAGATATGATATAGTATTGGTAGATTAAATGATTGGGTATGGATAATTTGTCTATACCCTTAGTGTTATAAAATGTATTATTCCAAGTAGATATTATATATGTGATAAACAATGTGTATGTCTTCTTATATGAAGACGGAAAGGTAAAAGGTATAATTATGAAGACTTTTGTTGAAGTTGATTTTAGTGTTAACGATGCATTATGCAGTATCGATATTATCCCAGCTATATATAAAAGAGATAATCATATAAAGATTGTAATCGGAAATGATAACACGTTTACGATCGATGAGAAAGCATCTATCGACTGCAACCGACAGTGTCTTAACCCAAAAGGATTTGCGGAGCTTCTTGAGATTTGTGAGAAGCTTAACGCATTAAAACGATCATTGCCTATTGAATCATTTATAATCAAGGCTTTAAGTAACGAGTATACTGAGAAGCTTGTAAAAGCAATCTCCGTATTAGCAGATACGCACTACATCCATATTGTTGGTTTGGATTCCGTAATGCGTTGTGATTATGTTGGCGTGGATGTTGTTAGAAATAATGACAAGACGTTAAACATCTTCATTGATGTAGTAAAATATACCGATGACGAACGTAACAACATGTTATCATTTGATATACGGAATGGTAAAATGTGCAGATTTTTCAATTATGATGATGTGAAAGTACCAGTCGAAATTTATCATGCTCTTAATGCTATTGCTGGCGTAGAAAGCAGTTTCTCCGACGAGCAGATAATTTCAGAGATTGGAGAAGCATTGAAGAAGGTTGCTGGTGCTTATGATGTTAGTGTCAGAAAGGATCCTAATAATCCTAACGCAATGCTGCCGTTCCCGTTTGTTTTACCAAACACCAATATGTAATCTAAAAAATAAATATGGGTATGGACACGGAAGTCCATACCCTGTTTTATTTTTTCTTATTTTAATCCAAAAGCTTTCATTGTGTCTATCTCTGTGATACTAACCGTAGAATCGTGGAATGCTTTCATCGCCTTGTTCTTAAAGATAGAGAATACTTGCATCAAGGTTAGACCAACATTTGTTGTTCCCAACTTGTAATAGAAGTTTCCTGCACAAGCTGCACAAGGTTTTTCATTCTTACACAAGTATGCCATTCTCATCTTCACAGTTTTACCAAAGTAGTCTTTAGCATTCTGAGAGTTCAACTCTACAAGATTACCAGATCCAGTTACAATATTATTGTAAATATATCTAGTAAAGTTGTCTTTTGTGATAGTAACTTTGATACATCTATCGGTCTTACAATCTGTACCGGGTTTATCTAAAATGATATCCTGATAAGCTCTAGTTGCAAGGTTCTCTAAGTAACCACCGTCCTCAGTCTTCTTACCTCTGGAGTAAGCTCCTTCGATACCCGAGTTACAGTATAAAGAATACTCTTCAGGTTTGATTCCATCCATATAGTTTGATGTAGCAATCATGAATGGATTCTTAGCGTTGGGATCCGGATTTCTTGTAGCACCTTTCCAGATAAACATGTTCTTGAAGTTGTTATTTATAGTTCCTCTAGCTCCAGATAGGAAAGTATCTAAGAATGGATCATCACCTAAAACTTCCTTAGCATAAGCTATCAATTCTTTTTCTATCTTATCTGCAACCAAGGTATCTCCAGCTTCCAGAGCCTCCTTATTTTCTTTAATAAGCTTATTCTTCTTTTTCTCTATAACCCTAGACAGAGTCATTGTAGCTTCTGTGTAGTTAGGAGAAAAGACCGTACAGAACTGCATAACCAATTGGGTCTTCATGAGGAATTGTTTCATATCCTCTACATTAATTCTATCTTCCATCAAAGCGAATGAGAGTTCTTTATTGATAGCATCAAGGGTATCAGAAGTAAAGTTCTCATTCTTATATTTGAAAAGATCAAACATTCCCGGAACTTCAAACATCCACTTATTCAATACCCAAATACCAACAGTGGTAACGAATGAGTTTTTATTTTTTTTATTTCCGAGACCATAAGAACCAGGAGGAATAGAAATAATATCATAGGGGTTACAGCGAGTAACCCCATTGAATTTTCCAAATAGATTATAAATGTAAGTAGCAGTCACATCTTCAGACTTAAGAGATAGTAATTCTGACAATAAAGCTTGATCTGTTATAGTTTTTGATACTCTATTTGCCATACTACGACCTTTCTATTAGAAGTAGATATGATATGTAATGTCGATTCCCTTAGTAAGATCGATCAATGGCTCGTTAGGAATGTTCAGCTGAGTGAATGGTCTGATATCCTGGTAATACTTATATCCACCATCTTCTGTATACCAAGCTGTGCAAAGAGATAAAGAATTAATCTTTGCATCATTGATACCAGTAGTAGCCTTGAAGTAATCTCTGAAGTCTTCCTTAGTAATTCTAAGAGACATCTCTACGAATAACTCTGCATCTGTATTATTGTTTACATTATACAGAGTAGAATCGATAACGGTACCATCAACGAATCTAGCCTTCATTGTGGGTGCAGTCTCAAATCCCTTGAAGTAATAAG